GCGTCGATAAGCGCGGCTGTGAGAATCTCGCTCTCAAAATTATCGAGAGAAAAACTCAGTTCAAACGTCTGCTCCTCGGGCCGCTCTTCATCAACCGCCTCCTCGACAGGTTCGTCATCAGGTTCCTCTACCTCGAATTCCTCCTCCAACTCTTCAACTTCTTCGTCAAGGTCTTCCTCGTCAAAGGTAATCGTCTCAGACTCGGTATCCTCGTCTGGCTGCGACTCTTCGGAGCCAGACAGGTTCTGCGCATCAACGACCATCTCAATAGCACGGTCTTCGCCAACTCGCGACAACTCGGTCAAGTCTTCAGGGTCAGCAGCAGCAACATCTTCGACAGATTCATAGCCCATCTCAACTAAGTCATCAGCACGCGATTCACCAACACCAGTAATGTCTTGTAGTTCAACCATAGCGTATATAAGTAGTACTACTATTTAAAAGTTTCGATTATCAATACCGAAAGGTTTATATACCTACAAAAAGAATATCTCAACGTAAGTTATATGTCCACGCATCTACAACGTCGAACGACCGAATCTGGTCGTGTATATACTGATATGGAGGAACTATTCCTCCCGTCAGTTACCACTGTCTTAAATGAGTTGCCTACACCAGAGGGTCTGAAGTATTGGAAGCGAAAGTATAACGGAAAGGGTGGAAAGAAACATTGGAGAGATATTTTGAGTTATAAGGCAAATAGGGGCACACTTATTCATTACAATCTACTGAATGAATTTGCGCCCGACGATATGTTTAGTGAAAACGAGGAGAGTAGTACGGATGAACTAAAAGTTAACGGAAATTGGGATAGGTACGAGGACGATAAAATCTTCGCCGACGAAGCGTGGCCAGAAATTAAGAAAGCGCGTGGCATTACAGAAGACAGCGTGCTTGACGTAGAATGCTTTGTGACAAATGAGGGCATCGGCTATGCTGGACAATTCGATATGCTTTACATCGACAAGGACGGTAATCTCGTACTTTCTGACCTCAAGACAAGCAAGCGCGTGTACGACAAGCACCAGATGCAACTTGTCGCATACGACAACGCGCTATCGCTCGACATTGATATTCTTGAAGTTGTGCGCATTCATCCCGATAGCGAGCAGTGGGAGATTTCCCACGATACCGACTGGTCGAAGAACCGTAACGAGATTTGGGGAGAGTTTGTCTCTCTTCGAATGGGTATGGAAAATGTAGAGGAAGAATTTCGGCGTATTGCCGAAGAAGGAATCGACGACGAATAATGGGTACACTTTCACGCGAATTATACAAGGAAGGGTTTGAGCGAACAGAGCGAGAATCACCATTTCACGACGACGGAACGTTGTGGGAAAACTCCTACGAACTTGTCTGTGACGAGACGGGTATCGTGATTCGCGGAGGAGAGTCGCGTTCCATTAGTGAAATTCTCGAAAAGATGTGGGAAGGGACGCCGAGATATAAAAATAGCGACCGTGTTATTTTACCCGGTGGAATGCAGCAGGCATATCATTGGGGTAGCGGCGATAATAACGAATTTATCTACGACAAGACTCAGTGATTCCAGTAGTTCGGGTGTTCCTTCAAGATTGAGTTTACACCAATCTTATCCTTCTTCCCGTCCGGATTATCCTCGTACAACTCTCTAATTACCGCAGCGCCGTCGCCCGGTGACGAAACAGCAGAGGTCGCGTCACAATCGTAGTGTGTCGGATGACCGAATGAAATATTGCCAGATTTTGTGACACGCGAATCGAGACACGTCTCTTTTGCGGCAAGTTCGAATGATTTTTCAACATCCCACGGTGCGCGGAGTCGAAGCGTTTCTGCTTCATAGTGCGTGAATTTCACGACAATATACGGATATGTCGGGACTTCAGTCATCTCCATCGACCACGCGATTATATCAGCAACGTCATCTTGTGAAATGACAATCCGCTTTTGTTTTGTCGTCTTCAATTCTAATGCGCGAAGAGAGCCATCTAACGGAATAAGTAAATCAGGTAATGGTGGCGCTGAATTACCCGACCATCCTGCGCGAAGTGGGATGACAGCACCGCCGGTACGGTCATAAATCTCTGACGCTAACTCATGCTCCTTTTGTAACCCTGCTTTTTGTCGCGACATTACTCACTATGCTCCGTCCATCGGCCATCGATATTTTCACTCATACTCTCAGCGAAGCCAACACTAATTCTGTCATAATCAATAATTTGCAGAATTATCGACTGCGTTCCCTCGGACGAAACCGTGTAGGATTCGTTGACATACAGCGTATACGAACACTCGTCACAGTGAAGTTCATAGATTCCAGCACCACCGTCTGGCATCTCTCCGTCGAGCGGGTGTGTCAATTCCAGAACCTCGACACGCTCTTCTTTCCACTCGCCGCCACTCAACTCAGCAAACGGATACGCATACCCGTCACACAATAGCGCGATATTCCTCGTCTCCTCGTCGCGAAGTTGTGAAATAAGTTCTCCGTCTTCGAGAAGGTCTGCCGATTGTACCGGAACCTGAAATCTATCCATAGTTGTTACTGTATAGTTGAAGATAAAGGTATAAAAAGGTTTCGGTTACGAGAACTTCTGATTCCACTCTGTACTTACCGAATAATCCTCTGCGGCAAGTTCAAGTGTCCACATATCCCCGTCTCTTTCGCACGATAGCATATTGGCGTTTTTAAATATTACTTTATGTTTGTTGTTATACAGTGGCACATTCGAAACACCTTTTCTGTCCATGAGATTATAGTTAGACGTAGTTTCAATAGTTACAAAAATTTCGTACTGGCCTTGATTGTATGATGCCTCGTGCCATTCGCCCATGCTGGCAGTTCGCTTCGGGGCATACATATTCGTAGAAATAGTAAGTGAAGAAACGTTCACCAACTTTCCACCAACCACGGCTAAATTTGCGCCGTGGTCAAACAAGTCCATCACTACTGAATTACGACTCCTTGTGCCACAGCGCGTGTTCAATTGATTCTGCGGGGAATCGTGCGACGACATATTCTCCATCCATCATGCCCTCAGTAGTAATTTCACCAGCGTCGGGGTCGAACTCGGTGTCGTGAATGTGAAGGTCGTACTCTCGGTCAGAATCAAGTACTACCATCAACTCGCCAGTGTCGTACAACATCTCTTCAATGTCGTCAGTTGTATATGTCATGCTACGAAATACTGTTCGTATTCCGACTACTTAAATCTTTCGATTCTACATATATTGCGCCAATCCTGACTGTGACGATTCAGAGATGATGTTGTCAAACTCCCAACCCATTGTCTTCACAATCGGCTCGATTGGTCGCCGGAGTGTCTTGTTCGACATTTTCTCGTAATCGACGTGAATCTCGTCAGGAACATTGCGCACATCGTTGACAGCGACTGCATCCATGTCGCGACCTAATTCGAGAACGGTATCGCTGTTGAGCGAAGACGCATCGCCTCTCTGCCAATCCTCGTCGTACACATACACGTCAGGGTACGGATACCCGACACGCGACACGTAGAAGAACAGCGGCTTGTCACCCGAGGAGATAGACTCTTCGTCAATGTGCGCATTCGCATACTTCGCTCCACGAATGTGTGGCTGCGGCGTCATGTAATTACCGTTCTTATTTGGACCACCGTATTCGTCAAGCGGCTTACTAATCGCAGACGGAATACCGATGTCTTCGAGATCAGTCTCTCCATTAACAGCAGCGTCCCAATTCTCCTTCAGGTACGACGACACTGAATCTTCGGGCGTCTCTTCTTCGAGGATTCGCTGAAGCACACCTTCCTGAACGCGACTCGTGATGTTTGCCGTATCAGAGCGAACTAACTCAAAGCCCTTTGTCGCCGGAGTCGGGTCGCTGATAATCGTGCCCTCGTCCCACGTTACACGCTGCGAGTATCGCTTCTTAATTCCCTTATTCGGGTCATTGCTCTTGAAATCACGAAGGAAAAAGAGCGAGTCTGCGTATGACTCAATCTCGACTTCCATCTTGTGCATCGACGGGTCGTCAATCCAAAACTCATCCTCCATAAACTCATCGTATGAAGCGTTGACGTACTGAGCAGCCTTGAAAAATGGCATCTCTGGTTCCTCACCAGATTCCATCTTCTCGAAGTCTTCTTGAATTTCTTCAGGCGAAACATCGAGTGACGGAATCTCTGTCATTACACTGTCAGTATCTCCGCCAACACGCTTTGAATCAGGATAACCGTTTTCTTGAAGATGGTTCTCGAATTCGTCGCTCGTGTACGTAACAACTTTCTGTCCGGCAAGCGTAATCGTTTCCGCGAGTCGCCAATCAAACAATCGGAAGCCCTTGCCGTAAGAAGCAGAATCGCCGAAAACGCCGTATAACGAGTTGACAATTCTCTTCACCGCACCGTACTTCTCACCGGAGTACTGCGGCTTTTTGTACTCATACTTCATGTCTGTCATCATCGTGATAACTTCACGAACGAACCCCTCCTTCACGTCAGGCTTGGTGTAGTAAATATTGCTGAATTGTGGGTCACTGTCGCGCTTCTCTTCATCAGGTCGCCGGTCCACAAAGGCGCGATACAGGTCTTCCTCCGCGTATCCCGCAGCACGCGCTTCTTCAAGTGTGTCGAATACAGTCTCAGGAGACACATTGAGCGACCACATCAGGTACGGGTAGAGTGACGCAAGGTCAGGATACACGACATTCTTATGTTTACCGGGGATTGGGTTAAACACCTTTCCACCGTAGTACCATCCTCGCTCTGGCTTCGTGGAGGTCGGGAGTGCGAATCCCTTATCTTTCGCTTGTCGAAGGAACAGCACGTCGATGATGCCAATATTGCTGTCTGCACACTCCGAGTATGATGCCCCGGTAACGTGACGAATGTGGTCATACATATCNAGGACTCCCTTCGAANNCTCAATCTCGACAACAGCACTCACGTCACGAATGTTGTATTTCATAAACTGGACAGGATTGTACTTCCACCCATCATCAAGCGATTCAATATCTTCTTTCCCGTATCCAAGTTCTTCTTGCGCGATATAGCCGAGTGCATACGACTTCTTCTCGTGAATCTGCGTCTTCTTGTATGCTTGTAGCATATCGAACATTTCACGACCTTTGACCATCGGCGTCCCCGAGTTAGTCGTGAACGTTTGATTGAGTGGCGACAGTTCAGCGAAGGTCCACTCGTTGATGTTCTCACAGCGATTAATCCAGTACGGGTAGTCGAACCCGTTGCCAATATCGTTTCGCGAGGAATTCCACCCTGTCAGAAGGTCAGGGTCTTTCTCAATAATCCAATTATTCGCCGCAGCCAACATCTCTGCTTCATCATCGAATACCTCTATCTCAATCTGGTCTTCGCTCACACCATCGGGTAGTTCCCACTCTGGCTCGTCGCTCCACACCTCGTCGCCAAAGACAGCGGCGTTTGGTCGAAAGATGGCGGCGATATACTCGTCGTCATACGAGTCATGTATAGTGTATGAAGTAATCGGATTATTCGCTTCTTCTGTATCGGGGAAGACGCCGCCACTCCAAACCTCAATGTCGATTGTGACCATTCGAGGCGCAATGTCCGGAAGGTCTTCGGTTGCTTCAATATCCTCGACAGAGACTCGCTCGGTTGCCGAAGGAACAGTCAGCCCTCGCTTGATACCAGTCTCAATAAGAAACCGATTCGTGAAGAATACGTCTGCTTCCCACGTNTCGTCAAAGAAGTCTCTCAGTTCNTTAACGTGCTTCGGCTCAACCGTGTACACTTTCACGAGGTTGTCTCCGTGAAGTGTCGTGGCAGAAGGCTCGTCAACATTCTCGATAGTCGTGTTCATCGAGTTCTCTTTGTTAACAAGAATCTCGCGAGCCTCAATTGAACGAATCGCGCCCTCGTTCAGCAAGTCGTCCTGCTTCTCGTGAAACTCGGCTTCCGAAATGTAGAAGAACGGGTAAAATCCCTCTACCTCGATGTATCGACGCTCGCCGTGCCTATCACGACAGAAGAGTTGGACGATAGGTTCAGGAATACGATGCCCATCTCGCTCGATGGTGTATTCCATTGTCATTACTTTCAGTTTCTCGCGGTCGTCGGTAAAGTCGCTGAACTTCATACACTCTACATACGCAGTTCGGGTATAAAAAACTTCTGACTACACTGGGTCGATGAGTGCATCGTTGTCGCCGAGCAATCCGAGCAGTACGCGAATGGCCGTATCTCTGTCACGATGATAACTATTCATCATCCACGATAGTGGAATCTGTAGCGTGTCTCGGTCGCCCTGATACCAAATGACTACAGGAATATCGCGCCTATGTGCTTCACGCATATACACGACTGCGCCGAGTAGCAGCGCGTCGTCTTCCCACGAGACAAGCACACCATCAACCGAGTTGTTTACTTGGTCAACTACTGGTTCCATAATCTTGCCGGGGTTCTCGTATGGGTTCTCTACGTCTTCACCAATCTCATACGGATTGACAAATTCGTGTCGCGAGAAAGGCTCGTCGTCTTCAAGGTCGCCCTGCCACGAGAACGGATTGTCGAAGTTGTCAATCGCTCCACAGATAAGGATTTTACTCATATAAAACACTTGTTCTTTGGATACTTAACTGTTTCGGTTACACTGCGTCAATATCTATGTCGATATTCGAATACGGTCCAATAAGTTGCTGCACCTCGTGTTGCATTTGTATTATTTTATCGTCAGTTTTAATATCACCAATATAGTTGCTAATAACCTTATCAGACACAACTTTTTGCACAGAATCCCGTGGTTCTTCGCAGTAGTCGTCGAGAAATCCGTGAAGTGCATATAATTTCAGAAACAAGTACTGCTCGTTGGATAACTCAATTGCGCGGTCGCTAAAGGTGTGCGTCTCTTCGCAAGACACACATTTTGCTTGATAATTGTCGTCGTTTAGTCCATATGCGACAATATGTCCATTAAGCGTTACGAAATTAACATAGCCGATTCGGTTTGCTTTATTGACGAGAGATACGTTCAAGTCCTCCCGGCCAGATTCGAACTGGCGTCATCGCGTCCAAAGCGCGATAGGATTGGCCGCTACCCTACGGGAGTGAATGGGTATAGAGTGAATTGAACACTCGTACCAACCTTGTAAGGGTTAGCGGATAACCATTACCTCATACACCCATGTTGGTATATGTAGTAGTACTATTTAAACCTTTCGCAATCTGCTTCGAGGAATTTGGCGTAGATGTATAGAATCTCGACAGCGTTGTCGGTTTCTTGGACTCCTGTCATCCCACAATCGATACACAACACTTCTTCTTTCTCTTCTCTACCAGAAGTGATTATTGAGTGACCATATTTCGAATCTGCTGACATATGCTCGATTTGTGAAACATTTTGTTTCCACGAGTTAAAGAATTCCTTATTCACCGAATTGTTTGCCCGCGTCGGGACAAAGAACTTCTTGAATGAATCATATCGGGATAATCCGCTAATCGTCCACGGTGTTGTCGTCGCATATATTCTTTTAGACAGCAGTTCCATTGACCGAAGAGAATTGTCGTCAAAGTGCAACACTTCATCAACAAATACTGCGTCAACCATCGGCGCTCCTCTAAGTTCTCGTTCAGTAATAAAGGATACATCGTATCCGTGTTTCGAAAGAACAAATCTGTCTTCAAGAATCCGACGCATTTCCTCACTCTTCGCGACAATCACAATATCTAATCCGTTTTTCGCACACCGCGCAGCCTTCTCTAATAGTGTCGTCGTCTTGCCAGATTGCCGACCACCGACAAAAATGGCTCTATCTTCGTCACATTCGACAAACTTTTTGTAAATACTGGTCATTCGATAATGTCGAGTATAGACTTACACGAATTGCACCAATAAATAGATTTTGTGTCAATCGTGCTTCCTTGAACAACACGCTTCATCTTCTCTCGCGAGACGAATTGCCACGGGTGCTGACATTCATCAGGTGAGTCAATAATTTCAGGTTCTTCAGTATTGTCATCCGGCTCTTCAGGAATATCAGGCGGATTGACTTCCTCAAGTTCGACACTTTCGTCACCCGAATCTATTTCATCAGCGTCCTCGTTCGGTTCCTCGTCTCCGTCCCAAAGTAGTTTTCCCATACGTGTATATATGTTCACGAGAATATTTAAACCTTGCGGTAGTGATAGAAGTTGTCGTGAATATGGTTGTATGACGGAATGTCCATCGAACGCACAAACTCATAGTTTGCTTCAAGGACTCGGTGAAATTGCTTGTCTGCCGTACAGCCACACCACTCTCCGACATAGAACACGTCACTCCCGCCAGCACTCTCGTGTGCGCGAAGTGCGTCATGTCCCATACTCTCGTTAACTGGCGGCCATACGAGAAGTAGCGGTCGAGAATCGAGTAAGGATTCATCTCCTTCTACAACCCGCGACCACGTATTTTCAGGAGGGTCGATGTCGATTGCGCTAACCCGTGTTCCCTGCTTGCGCAATTCGTGCGTCCAGTATCCAGAACCAGCGCCTAATTCTTGAAGTGGACCGCGTTCTGCAATGTACGACAATACAGCATCGCTCGGGATAGCCCACGAATATTTTTTGACAAGCCGCTTTCGTTCGCCCATCCACGTCTCTGCTCTAAACGAATCCTTTGCTGCAAGGCGCTCATACTCTTTCTGATATGCGTTCATACACACGCATACGTGAAGGGGCTACTTAACTGTACGCTTTTTCGATGTGACACTCCGAACAGTAGTCACGGCTACAAATAGCGATAGCATCCTCTTCACAGGGTCTATAGTGTCTCCACCAATTCCCCTTACCAGAAATGCGTACCATATCGACACCCTCGCTCTGCACATCACCGTATGATACATCACTCTCTGTAATAAGAAGTCCGGTATCACTAAAGTGTACACTCATATTATCATCACCACACTCATCACACACAACATACTTCTCTATCATATATTAAATTCCTCCCGAGAATTCCCTCTGCCCTTCTCCTGCTCTCCTTACTTTACTATGGCACTGTTAGTATATAAATCTTTCGTTTTTCGATGGCAATGGCAGTTGTGTGCAATTTGCGACACGAGTGCCATGAATAATGTCGCCTTTCTCTTTTCTTCAATTGACGTGATGACAGAACCATCTCCTGTCAATGCTACGTGTGCGTAGTTTGGTCTATTGTACACTTTGCCATAATAACATTCGTTGCACCGGGCTTTGAACATCTCTGTTTCGAGGACTACGGTAATGTCTCGTCCGTCAATCTCAACAGACTTTCCAAACTCTCTATACTCGAAGTCTCGCATTT